CGCCACGCACAGGCGGTCGCGGTTGTCACTGACGATGCCGAGAACATCAAGCCGATCAAGGCCAAGGCGAACGGCCGGATCGATCTGGTCGCAGCGCTGGTTGACGCTCTCGGTATTGCCGAGAAGGGCATTGCGGAAAGCAAGGGTGTGTCCATCCCATCCGATTACAGGATATCAGCCTGATGCAGCTCAAGCCGCTGTTTGCGCGCCACATGTCCGCGGACTCGAGCGCCCGCGATCCGTATGACGATATGTGGTTCGGGCCGGTCTCGCGCCCGACCGCCGCCGGCGTCAGTGTGAGTATTGCCCGCGCGCTGAAGCTGCCAGTGGTCTATGACGCCACCAAGAACAACCTCGCCGATACGATCGGCGCGCTGCCGTTCGCTATCTTCGAGCGCGGCCCCGACGGCTCCAAGATCAAGCGCGACAATCATCCGCTGATGCGGGCGCTGCGCGATCCGAATCCGGAGACCACCGACGCGGAGTTTATCGGTCAGCTGGTGTTCGATCTCGCGACCGAGGGCAACGCCTTCATCGAGATGCGCGACGGGGTGCTCGGCCCGATCACCGAGTTGTGGCGGCACGAGCCGTCGCAGTGCACGGTCGAGCGGCTGTCGGACGGCAGCAAGCGCTATGTGGTGAGGCTGGACAACGGGCAAGAGCAGAGGTTCACCGAGGACCATATCTGGCACATCAAGGTCACGCCGCACACCGAAGGCGGCTTGCGCGGCATGTCGCCGATCACGGGCGCCGGCAGCGATGCGGTCGCGGTGGCGATTGCCGTCCAGGACTTCGCGGCACGGTTCTTCAACAACGACTGCACCCCGCCGTTCGTGCTGGAGCATCCGAACCATTTCGCCTCGCAGCCTGATCGCGACAATTTCCTGCAGGCGATCAAGCGCTGGTGGGGTGGCACGCGTCGGCATTCGCCGGGGTTGCTGGAGTATGGCATCAAGCTCAACCGGGTCGGCGTCAACAACAACGAGGCGCAGTTCCTCGAGACCAAGAACGCCGCTGACCACGCGCTGGCGCGGATCTGGCGGATGCCGCCGCACAAGGTGGGGCTGCTCGACAAGGCGACCAACAACAACATCGAGCAGCAGGCGCTGGAGTACGTCACCGATACGCTGCTGCCGTGGCTGCGGCTGATCGAAAAGTCGGTGATGAAGTTCCTGCTGCTCGGCACCGATCGCGAGCGCTTCATCTTCGAGTTCAACGTGATGGGGCTTTTGCGCGGCGACGCGAAGAGCCGGTTCATGGCCTACTCGCTCGGGCGCCAGTGGGGATGGCTCTCGGTCAACGAAATCCGCGCGCTGGAAAACATGAATCCGATTCAGGGCGGCGACCAATATCTCTCTCCGCTCAACATGGTGCCGGTCGGCAGTGTGCGTCGCGACCAGGACGGCATGCCGCAGGACTCGCAGCAGGATGCCGACCGCATCATCAATGGCCCGCGCGGGGTGATCTACGGCCCGCAAGGCAACGCCGTCTCCGCTGTGGTCAACGGCAACGTGGTTCGATTGGAGCAGTATCGCCATGCCGCATGAAATCCGCCGCCTCTTGAGTGCATTCACCAAGCAGGCATGGTTCATCGATCCGCGCGAAGCCGAGAAGATCGTGGCCGTCTTGATGGTACGCGGCCTGCAGGGGCCGCGCGCGCTGTCCTGGCCGCGCACAGTGAACGATCTGCGGGCTGAAGCCGGCTTGCCGAGGTTCGAGGGCGGCGACGTGCCGGTGGACCGTTATGCCGCAGTGGCGGCGCGTGTCGTGGCGGCGGAAGGCGACCGCGCGCCGGCGCGGGACCGCAAGAAAAACATCGTGGTGCTTAACCTGATAGGCCCGATCGTGCCGCGTGTTGCCGGCATCGACGAGATGTCCGGCCCGCCGGCCGCCTCGCTCGAGCGTTTCAATGCGGCGTTCGACCAGGCAGCGGCTTCGCCCGACACCGGCGCGATCGTGCTCAACATCGACAGTCCGGGCGGCGTGATCGACATGGTGCCGGAGACCGCCGCGAAAATCCGAAGCGCGCGCAATGCGTCGCGGCCGATTATTGCGGTGGCGAACCCGGGCGTGGCATCGGCCGCCTACTGGATCGCCAGCGCCGGAGACGAGCTCGTGGTTACCGATTCCGGCGAAGTCGGGGGGGTCGGCGTGTGGTCGATGCACCAGGACATTTCGGAGGCGCTGGCCGCCGATGGCGTCAGGATGACGTTGATTTCGGAAGGTGCCCGGAAAGTCGAGGGCAATCCATTCGAGCCGTTGGGGGCCGAGGCGCGCAAGCACCTGCAAGACACCACGCGCTACTACTACGATATGTTCGTTGCCGACGTGGCACGCCATCGCGGCGTCGACGAGAAGGTGGTGCGTGCCGACCCCGAGAGCGGCGAGCCTCACTTCGGCGGCGGCCGCACCTATCCGGCACACATGGCCGTCAAGCTCGGTATGGCCGACAAGGTCGAGAGTCTGGAAAGCGTTCTGCGTTCCTTGCAGAACGGCAAGCGGCCGATCCGCAATCGCCGCGCCGATGAAGTCTCGGCAGGCGTTTCGGCTGACATGCGCCGCCGCCGGCTCGCGTTGATCTGATCTTTTTCGAGTTTCACTGTTGCGACGCCCTTCCGCGCCCGGCGGGAGGGGAGGTCGTGCACCGATTCACCGGGTATTAAAACGGAGAACTGAACCATGAGCATCAGGCTCAAGGATCTCCAGCAGAAGCAGCACGACCTCAAGAAGGAAGCGACTGCGTTGCTGGACAAGGCGGATGCCGATCAGAACGGCGCTCTGACCAAGGAACAGGAGGATCGCTATTCGGCGATCGAGACCGAGCTGAAGACGCTCGCTGGCGACATGGAGAAGGAGCAGGCGAACGTCAACCGCCGGCTGTCGCTCGATGCGATCCGCACGGCGGCGCCGACCGCTCCCGCCGCTCCCGCCGCGCAGCGCGGCAACCCGGCGCGTCATATTACTGTGCTCGACGTCAATCCGGCGACGACTGGCGGCTTTGCCAATCTTGCCGAGATGGCGGTCGCGGTGCGTGATGCCTGCGTTCCCGGCGGCCAGGTGGACCAGCGGCTGCTGCCGCTCAGTGTGCGGCCGGGTGCTGCGCCGACCAATTACATGGAAGGCGGCGGTTCTTCGGGCGAGGGCTTCAACCTGCCGGTCGGCTACCGCGAGGAAATCTGGGGGCAGGTGTTCGAACTCGACGACGTCTTCACCACGACGGATCTCGAACCGACCTCTGCGCGGCAGGTCGAGGTCACCAAGGACGAGACCACCCCGTGGGGTGCAACCGGCGTGCAGGCGTACTGGCGCGCGGAAGCGGGCCAGATGACCGCCTCGAAGATGGCGACCAAGGGCGAGTCGATGGCGCTGCACGAACTGTACGCGTTCGTGCTCGCCGCCGAAGAGCTTCTGGAGGATGCACCCCGGCTCGCCAACCGGCTTTCGGTGAAGGCCGCGCAGGCGATCAACTGGAAGATCAACGACTCCGTCGTCTACGGTGCAGGCGCCGGCAAGCCCAAGGGCTGGCACGTGTCGGAGGCATTGGTCTCGGTCGCCAAGGAGTCCGGCCAGGCCGCGGCCACCATCGTGGCGCAGAACGTCCTGAAAATGTTTGCGCGGCTCCTGGTGGCGCCGGGTGACAATCCGTACTGGCTCGCCAACCGCGACACCGTCCCGCAGCTCGCGGTGATGACGATCGGCGATCAGCCGGTGTGGATGCCGCCGAACGGTCTGATCAGCGCGCCCGGCGGGCTTCTGCTCGGCTATCCGGTGCGATTCTCCGAGCACGGAAAGACGCTCGGTACCCAGGGCGATATTCAGCTCGTCTCGCCGAAGGGCTACTACGCGGCGCGGCGGACCGACGGGGTGCAGTTCGCCTCCTCGATCCATCTCTACTTCGACTACAACATCCAGGCGTTCCGCTGGACCTTCCGCTTTGGCGGCCAGCCGCATCTGTCGGCCCCGGTATCGCCGGCCAACGGCAGCAACACCAAGTCGCACTTCATCACACTCGACACGCGAGCCTGATCCGGCACGCGAATAATGAACCTCCGGCCGCGCCTGCGGCCGGAGCGCTCGCCGCGTAGCACTTCACCTCTTTCAACAGGAGCTCAGACATGGGCAAGGTACTTCGTCCTTCGGATCGGGCCGCTGTGGTCGGCGTCATCGATCCTGATGTTCTCACCGCGACCACCCACGACTCCGGCTGGGTCGACATGAGCGACTTCGAGCGCATAATGGCAATCGTCCTGCTCGGCACTCTCGGCGAATCCGCCGAGTTCGATGCCAAGCTGCAGCAGGCCACCGATTCCTCGGGCACTGGTGCCAAGGATATTACCGGCAAGGCGATCACGCAGATCAGCGAGGATGTTTCGCCAGCGCCGAGCGACAAGCAGGCGATCATCAACTGCCGCGCCGACGAGCTCGACGTCACCAACGGCTTCACGCATGTGCGGTTGCGGATCACTGTCGGCGCGGCATCGACCGACGGCGGTGCGGTGATCGTTGGCTTCGATGCGCGCCAGCAGCCCGCGTCCGACAACGATCTGTCAAGCGTGGCCGAGATCGTCGCCTGATGCGGCTCGCTGACTTCTACGGGCGCAGGATCAAGCGCCGGACGGGAGAGGATCCCGCCCGGCTGGAAGGCCTGCGCCCATCCGTCGTCATCGGCGATGGGCTTCACGATCGCGCCGATAGTGCGCTCTTGCTACCGGAGGTCGAACAGCGCGCCGTACCTGCCGCACCGCAAGGCCGCCGCGGCTTCCGCCGTCCGAAGACGAGGGCCTGATCCATGGCTGGGCTCGATCGCCTGATCGATGAGGATTCGCCGGCGCCTGACGAGCCGCTGACGCTTGCGCAGGCGAAGTCGCATCTGCGGGTGGATTTTGTCGACGACGACGATCTGATCGAAGCGGAGATCGCGGCGGCGCGCCAGCAGATCGAGGGGTTTCTCAAGCAGTCGCTGATCCTGCAGACCTGGCGTTATCGTATCGATTTCTGTTGGCCGCGCGAGATCAGGCTGCCGGTCGGGCCGCTGCGCACCACGACGGGGCTTTCGATCCAGTACGTCGATGCCGACGGTGCCACGCAGACGCTGGCAACGACCGAATATCAGGTTTCGCTCGGGCAGACCGGCATCATCCGTCCGGCCTGGAGCAAATCCTGGCCGACGCTGCGGCCGGTGATGGATGCCGTCACGGTGGAGTTCAAGGCAGGCGAGACGCGGATCGAATATATCAAGCCGGTGTTTCTGGCAGCACTGAAGCTGCAGCTTGGCGACCTCTACGCCAACCGCGAGTCGGTCGTCATCGGCGGGACCGTCGGTGAGATAACCTCGCTGTCGGCGCGCAATTTGCTGACTCCGTTTGTGCGCCACGATTGACCGATGAACGCAAGCGCGCCGATCAGGCCGGCATGGTATCCCGACTGGAGCGGCCAGGTCGCCGTGATCGTCGGTGCCGGCGCCTCGGCGACGAAAGAGAGTGTCGGAGCGCTCCGCGGCCGTGTTCGGGTGATGGTCGTCAACACGAGCTACCAGCTTGCGCCCTGGGCCGATGCGCTCTACGCCTGCGACCGGAAATGGTGGGACTGGCATCAGGGTGCGGCGGAATTTTCCGGCCTGAAGATCGCCTATGAGGCTGCGGCGACGGAGCAATACGGACTTCATCGCGTCGATCTGATCGAGGGCACTGAAGCCGAGTCGAAGTTGAGCATGACGCCAGGCGTGCTCGGCCGCGGCGGTAACTCCGGCTATCAGGCCTTCAATCTCGCGTTGCAGTTCGGCGCGCGCCGCGTCGGGTTGCTCGGTCTTGATTTCACCGGTCGACGCTGGCACGGGCCACACCCGAACGGCCGCGAACAGGCCGAACATACACTCGAAAAGTGGCGGGCGACGTTCGATGCGGCGGCCGGCCAGACCAGGGCGATCGGCGCCGACGTGGTGAATCTCTCGCCGGTCAGTGCGCTGGACGCTTATCCGAAACTGACGTTGGGCGAAGCGATGAAACGCTGGGGTCTATCATGACCGAAGCAGGCGAAACCACGGCTCCGGATTTCAAGGGGGCCGAAGAATTGCTGCGGGTCGCCAAGGAAGCGCATGAGCGGGGCGACGAGAAGGAGTCTGTGGCCGCACGCTACCTCGTGGCGGTTGCGCTCAACCTGACCGAATTGTCGGGGCTTCGATTGCATACCGGGCATCTGCGCCTGTGATCTCGATCCGCGGTGGCGCCGGCATTGGCGATGCGCTCTATCTGCAGAGCGTCGCGCGGCACTTCGTGGAGACGGGCGAGAAGGTTGAGGCCTGCTGCGACTGGCCGGACGTGTTCCGGATGCTGGCGGGCGAGGTCAAGGTGTCGCCGTTTCGAAGGAAGCCGATCGACCGCCTGGCGCACTACGCCTCGCGCCGCGGTGTCGTCGGCACGACGCAGTTCGAGGACTGCTGCATCCAGGCCGGCATCCGCGAAAAGGTGGACCTCCGGCTCGATTGGCAACTGGTCAACGCGGGTCTGGTCGAGATGCTGCGGTCGTCCGGCAAGCCGGTCGTGGTGGTGCAGATGCCGCGGGCGCCGTTCGGTCGCGTCGATGGTTTCGGCAAGGAATTGCTGCCGGACTGCCGGCGCATCCAGGAGGCGATCGATTACATGGACGGACGCGCCACGGTCGTGCAGGTCGGCAAGGGTGTGCCGTGGTTTAGGTTTAGCAGAATCGACATCGATCTGGTGGACCGCACCTCGGCGAGGGATCTGATCGATATCGGATGCGCCGCGGATGCCTTCCTCGGCTACTGCTCGTTCATCGTGCCGCTCGCCGAGTCCTTTTCGAAGCCGGCGCTATTGGTGTGGTCGCGAGCGGGACTGAATTCGCCGCACGAGGTTGTGCGCACCATCAAGCCGCAGAAGATTTTGCATCGTCCGTCGTCGCGCTGGGTGATGGATGATTGCACTCTTGAACAGTTGAGGAATGCCGTCGATGCGCTTTGTCACGAGATCGGACGCAAGCTCGCGGCTTGAGGGCAAGAGGGTCGCAATCGTCGGCTCTGGGCCCGGCGTGCTCGATAACGCGCCCGGCTTCGTCGATGGTCATGACGTCGTCGTTCGCGTCAACAATTACAAGCTTTCGGCGCCGACCGGCTTCCGCACCGACGTGCACTATTCGTTTTATGGCGCGTCGATCGTCAAGACGGCGGAGGATCTGAAGCGCGACGGTGTCACGCTGTGCTGGGCGAAATGCCCGAACGATCATGCGATCGATAGCGAATGGCATCGCATCAACGGCAAGATGATGGGCGTCGACTTCCGCTGGATTTATCAGCGGCGCGCATCCTTCTGGTTCTGCGATACGTTCGTGCCGTCGAAGGAAGAATTCCTGAAAGTGTTCGAGCTTCTCGATCGGCATGTGCCTACGACGGGGTTTGCTGCCATTCTCGAGGTGCTGTCGTGCGAGCCCCGCGAGGTGTTTCTGACTGGTTTCGACGGGTTTTCGTCGGGGATTCACAACGTCAACGAGCCCTGGCAGAAGAAAAACCCGGAGGACCCGATCGGCCACGTGCCGGAGCGCGAGCTCGCTTGGCTGGCGGCCAATTGGATGCACTACCCGATCGTGTGCGACGCGAAGCTCACTCAAGTGCTGGAGGCGGCGCTGCGAGGCCCTTTCCGGAGGCCGGCGGGCCGCCTCGCGCGGACAAGCTGACCGAGTACATCAATCTTTATACGAGACGCGTCCAGTTCGAACGCGCTGCTCGTGCCTCTCGTGATGTCGAGAAACCGATGACGAAAAATGCCCTTACGACCTATGTAGGCAGTTCGCCGGCGCCGCCGCGCCCGGAGCAGGCCAGGGCCGTGGCGCAGCGACTGGCTGGTGGCGGTGCCGCCGGCGCGTTCGGAGCGATGCTTGGCGAGCTCGCAGCCGAGCAGCAACAGGCCCTGAGTTTTGTCGTCGACAAGGTGCGCGAGCACCGCGCGGAGGTCGCACAAGTTCGCGCGGTTGGACAGGCGGTGGAAGAGGAGACGGAGAAGCTGCGCTCGATGTTTGCGCCGGGCTCGAATGGTGCACCTGCGGACGTTGCCGAGGTTGAAGATACAGCCCCGCCCGCCGCTTCCGACGGAGCGCAGTCATAAATGCGTAGGACAATTGTCGAAGGTGCGCTGTTCGGCCTCATGTTATGCGGCGCGTGGTACTTCATCGATTCGTACTTCGGGTTTGACCGTCCGATCACGTCTGGAAAGGTTGTGGCCGTCGTGGTGTTGTTCGTCCTCGGCCATCTCATTGAAGACCGGCTCAAGCGCCTTGGTCGAGCATGAACGAACTCGATCAGGAGAAAGCCTTCTACGAGCGCTTCTTTGCGCTGCATCGCGACCCGCAGCTCGTGGAAGTGGTGAAGACGTTCGGCATCGGCGTGTTCCGCCGGTCATCTGTGCTGGAGGGCTTTGCCGAGTTCATCAAGGCAAACGGCTTTGGCGGGCGCCGCTGTGTCGAGATCGGGACCTGCAACGGGCTCACTGCGCTGGTGCTGGCGCGACACTTCGACGAGGTGGTGACAATCGATATCGCACCGAACGAGGTGAAGCGGCGGATCGCGCACCACTGTCAGGCGCGCAACATCCGCTTTGTCGATATCGCGGACAATGCCGAGAAGGCGCACCTCATCGGTGGTCTTGAGTTCGACGCCGCCTATGTCGACGGCGATCACGCGCACGATACCGAGACCGATTTCGCGCTGGTGCAGCGCTCGGGGCGAGTGCTGTTTCACGAATGCTGGGAAGCGCAGCCGCCGGTTTTCAATCTGGTCAACCGCCTGAAGGAGTCAGGCAGCGTCATCACCAAGGGAAAGCTTGCACTGTGGACGGCATGATCTTCGAATATCGCGGCGCGCTGTATCCCGAGTACATTCGCAACGGCAACGCCTGTCGCTTCATTCTGCCGGTCGCGCAGGAATTCTGCAAGGGCAAGGGCGTGGATGTCGGCGGCGGCAAGTGGCCGCTGCCTGGCGCGACCGTGGTCGACATGCAGACCGGCGGCGATGCGATGGCGCTGCCGGAAGGACCGTTCAACTATGCGTTTAGTTCACATTGTTTAGAACATCTCAACGATCCCGTCGCGGCGATCGAACACTGGAAGTCGCGGCTCGTGCCGGGCGGCGTGTTGTTCCTCTATTTGCCCCATCCAGAAATGACCTACTGGAGACCCGAATTCAATCGCAAGCACAGGCACATGTGGTGGCCTGCCGACATGGCGGAGATGTTGCGCAATCTCGGCTTCGTCAACGTGCTGCATTCCGAGC